CACAAGGGATTCCTCGGTGTGGACGATGCGATGTTTCTTCTTGCGGGTCTGGGCGTGAACATGCGCTATGGCGCGCAGAAACTTGCGGAGGCGGTGGCCCTTCGTCGGCCCGCCACTGTGAAGGTTGCGCGTGTGATTGAACACAAGAAGGACTTGTTCAAGAAGGCCTTCGAAAAAGCGGCGGGTGTCATCGAGACCGTTGGTAAGTTCAAGCAGCCGCTCTTGGTAAAGGAAGCTGCTAGCTTTCCGGACCCACAAACGGTGGACACTGTTCTCAGTCTTGGGTTTATCAATCCTGAGAACATTATGACCTTCGTTTCCTATCTTCCTGACCTGGAAGACGTGCAGGAGAAGCTGTGCGAGCTTCTATTCGGAGTGCGTGTTGGGCTCTCTAACGTTCCACAAACGGCAGTAGAGCGCGCCGTACGTTCGACCGAAGAAGTCATCGAGGGCTTGAAGATTTTAGGTTTCCAGGGCTCGTGATTGTAAACGCGGTATGCTGTCTGCATGATTCGTAGAAGCCCCGCGGAATACTACATCAAATACCTGATGTTGTTGCCAGAGAAACTCTCTGACGATGACGTCACACGTACACTCCGTTTGTTGCATTTGGACTACCCGGGTCGCTTGTACTTGAAGCGGCTTCGTTTGACGCTGAAACCGCCCATTCCGTTTTATCCTACGCAGGAATCCGATCTGGAATCTTACAAGTTTCTTCAGGAACACAGGGTGCATCGCCTGTTCTTTCGAGACAAGCATGTGAACATTGCGCTGTTGATATTGCAGCAACCCCGCGCAAAGGAAATCGTAGAGTCGGCATTGATCGCGTCAGAGACGCGTGGACAGATCATTCAGCGCCTTCGTCTTTTTGGCTTTCATGTAACAGAGCAATCCATCAAGTACTACGCGCACTTCTTTCTCAACTTGAAGCTCGTAGATCCGACAGAACTTCGGGCGCTTTTGCAGGTACGCGTCGATGACATGGCGCTTGATACTGACGATAAAGAGGCGTTGGTTCGGCACAAGGCTATGAAGCAGGCCATGTACTTAGACCCCCGTTATTTGGCAGCGAACTCCGTGCACCCACCTACTACGCTAGTACGCTTACAACTCCGTTATGGCCTGATACCCAGCCGTGTAGACTACACAGTGCTCGCAGAAGCCGCTAGAACGTCAGCTATCGCAGCTGCTGTGGAGTACTCACAACGTGCGGGCCCAAAGGACGGAGCGAATGCGCGTGACTTTGCAACTGTGGCCGCTACTATGGACGCATTGTTACGAGAACGCGGGGACGGAGATGCGGTGCTTCGAAAGAGTTTGCTCACGTTAGAAACAGACGACACCCCTATGAAGTCCGTACACCAGCTGACGGCAGGAAAGTTCATGGACAGTGTCATTGACGTTGAAGTTGAAGGAGAAAAAGTCGATGCAAAGTGAACGCTATGTACAGGTCGCAGACATGTCCCCAGAGAACATGCCACAGGCCTTTCAAGGTGCAGGCCCCATGGATGTTCCAAGGCCGCTCACGTTTGATCCTGTGGAGATGCGTTACTTCCGTGCAGAACACACACTGTCTGACCAGGACATCGTGATTCATTTTTATGTCTCGAGTGCGGTGCGAAAGAACTGGTCGGAAAGCCAGATTGCACCGTGGTGGTTGAACGATTTTGCAAACAGCATGAGCAACGAGGCGCAGAAGTACTTCAATGCAGGCCCTCCGCGTTTGATGGCGAAGTACACCCCGGAAGTCGCGAGCTGGTGGTTCAAGGCTCAGGGATTTGCGCACATGCTCGATGTAGGGGCGTTCCTGCGCGCTTTTTACGAGCAGCTTGACGAAACTCTTCACTCCGAGCTTGTTCACGCAAACGGGCCTCTAGTGGGTAAGGTTTGAGAACAAACTCTACGCGGTCCTTCTGGAAGCGAATGTACTTCGCACGCCAGCCAAGTTCGAGTGCGGAGTCACGGATGATGCCCTTGATTGGCTTATGTAGCTGCGGAAGTATTTCTGTGCACAGGAGGGCTGCACGGTGCTCCCTCTTTTTTTCATCCACATTGAGGGTCCAAGCGCCGGAAAAGTGGCTGCCTGCACTGGAAAGCCAGCGCCAGATTCCAGCGAGAGCTTCTGTAGGATCTTCGGTTTCTTGAGAGTCTGTCATGAGCTTTGATTTCAATGTAGATGAATTCTATAAAGACCCACAGAAAGACTTGCAGCTCGTATCTGGTTGTGGTGACGACCAGTTCTGGGCAGACCCAGATACTGACGATACCTATCAGGATGACAAATTTTGGGTGCCAGAAGAGCAGCCGCTCGACCAGTTCATGGTGGTGACAAAGCCACAAGAAGCCAACTTGCACATTCCGCAGATGCGGCCTTCTCGCTTTACCGTGCGTGCCTTCATGATGCCCTTGGAGGACGGCACTGGGTATGGAAACTTTTCTTTCGAGGGTCGTCGACACCTTCCGAGGATCTACGATACGAAGGCGCGGAGAATCCTTTTGTGTTGTGGGCGTCAGGTTGAAAAGTCGACCCTGCTCGGCAACCGCGCTATCTGTTATTCGGCGATGACGACAGCACTCCGTACGTTGTATGTGAGTCCTTCGGCGACACAAACAAAGGTATTCAGCAACGACCGTATCAAGGAGCCAATCGAAACTAGTCCGCTTCTTCGACAGTTTACAACGACGATGCTGTCGCAGAATATCTTCGAGAAACAGTTTGTGAATCGCTCGAAGATCACGATGCGATACGCCTTCTTGAATGCGGACCGCTGCGTTGTGGGGGATACGCGAGTGTACTTCGCAGATGGATCTGTAGCGTCTGTTAGCGACGTGTACGCGCGCCTGGCGGATTTTGTGGGCAAAAGTGTCTGGGCAGCTAATCCTGCTACGAACTGGGTAGAACCCGCTACGCTTACAGGGGCTGTGGCGCAGGGGCTGCGCCCGGTATTCTTAGTACGTGTACAGGGTGGCGCGGAGCTTACGTGTACAGGCAATCAACCACTGCTTACGCAAGAAGGCTGGAAGTCTCTAGAATCTCTGCATGTGGGTGACTTTGTCGCTGTACCCAGGGTGGCCGCGCATGGCCCCGGAACGTCAGCCCCTGTAGAAGAGTTTAGGCTGGTTGGGTACTTACTCGGTGATGGCAGCGTAAAAACATACAGAGCGGCGGCCCTGCATAACGGAGACGCGCGGGTACTAGAGGACTTCAGGCGCTGCGCACGCGCACTAGGTATACCGCTTTACAAGGAGCAGGACGGAAATAAAAAGCACTGGGTCCACTCAAAGACAAAGAGGCAGGGCTTCGGGGGCGGTAGGGAGGGTTACAAGAAGCGTCTGTTGGAGCTCGGCGTACTAGGAAAGATTCACAGTAACAAGCGCGTACCTGCTGCCTTCTTTCAGGGGGACGCCTTACAGATTAGTAACTTTCTAAATGCCCTCTATGCAACGGATGGCTGGGCGTCCATAAGCAACAAGGGGCAGTTTGAAATAGGGTACTGCTCTAACTCACGCGGGCTACTTGTAGACGTGCAGCACCTTCTTCTACGCTTTACGATTCGCAGCTGTATAAGCCAGCAGAAGAAGCCATCGACGCCTTCTGCCCTTGGTGCGTACACGCTTTCTATTCGAACCGGATCGGACGTACAGCTATTCGCCGCGAAGGTTGGCATATACGCAAAGGAGGCGGCTGTCGCCTCGGTGTTACTGGCTGCGCAGAAGGTACAGCGACTACGCGCAGAGTATGATCGCATTCCTGTCTCCTACCTGGCACTGCGCGCATACCTTAAAAACAAGTACGGGCTAAGTACGCATACGGCGTGGACACGTCACCATATTCAACTACGTCCGGGCAACGTGCGGGACTCCGTAGGGCGTGAGGTGCTGCATTGTATAGGGGCTAAATTAGGCGATGCTTATCTACTTAAGCTGAGCGACAGCCCCCTGGGGTGGGCACGTATAGAGAGCGTGACGGCGGTAGGCATGGAGGAGACGTTCGACCTATCGATCGACGGCCTCGAGAACTACCTAAGCGACGGCTTCTACGTGCACAATACGCGCGGGATTCCCGCTTCACAGTTGTACATCGATGAAGTGCAGGACATTCTTCGAGACAACATTCCCGTTATCGAGCAGTGTACGTCTCACGCCCCTGACCAGTTGAAGCGGTTTGTATATTCGGGAACACCCAAGAGTTTAGACAACATCATTGAGGAGTACCGATCGAACAGAAGTACGCAAGGAGAGTGGATGGTTCCTTGCGAAGGCTGTGGATACTGGAACAACTTGGGCGAAAAGAACATCGGCAAGAAGGGACCAATCTGTAGTCGATGCGGGAAGGGTATCAATCCACAGAGTGAGCATTGCGAATGGGCGGCTATGGTCGATCAGGATGTGGATTGCATCAAGGTTCCTTGGGAGAGCTATCGCATTCCGCAGTTGATGGTTCCGTGGAAGATTCACAACTGGGATGAAGTCCTGCGTGACTACGAGAACTATCCGCGCGCCCGGTTTATGAACGAATGCTTGGGCATTTCTTACGAGTCCGGAACTCGCCCTATTACGCAGGCGCAGGTGCGCGCTCAGTGCGGAACGCACTCCATAGGGGACATCGACTCTATTCAGAACAAGTCGCTCATTGAACCCTTCTTTTTCGGCATTGACTGGGGTTCTGGGGATAACGCGTACACCGTATTGGTGATATGCACGTACGTGGAAAGCCGATTCAGAATGGTGTACGCGCACCGCTTTGTCGGTGAAGAAGCAGACCCCGGGGTGTGCATTCCTAAGATTATTGAGATGGGGCACCGGTTCAACGTGAAGATGATCGGGGCCGACTATGGGTTTGGCTTTGGGCTCAATCACCACCTCACGCGCGCCTTCGGCGCACAGCGAATGCAAATGTTCCAATACATGGCACGCATCAACAAGAAGGTGGTCTTCGATTCCAAGATGCTTCGGTGGAAGGCGCACCGCACAGAGGTGATGAGCGCCATCTTTGATGCCATCAAGCGCGGGAAGGTGGAGTTTCCTAAGTGGGAGGAGTTCCGAAAACCGTTCGCCGAAGACTTCACGAATATCTACAGCGAGTACAACGAAACCTTGCGCATGATTATGTACGACCACAAAGCAGGTTGCCCAGACGATACGTTTCATGCTTTTGTGTTTTGCTGGCTCGCGTCGATGCTTGTCATTCGACGTCCCGACATCATCTCGCCTTCGCAAGAAAGTGCCGAAGGCAAACCGATTTCTCCCTATAGGGGCACAACCTGGCAAGGTTAGGATCGAACATGCTTATTGATTCTGCGGATGACGTCCGTTTCCATCTCCGGGACGACGCCTCGGGCGCGAACCTCGTTACGCGTTCGAGCAACCATGAAGAACACCACCTGTCGAAGCGTTCTACGCGCAGCAGACAACTCTGCATAGATGGCTTTGATCTCTGGATCGTAGAGGCGTCTTCGGCAGTCTTCGTATATCTTCTCCGCCAAGACGAGGAAGGGGGCCCAAGGCTCGGGATTGTCGGTATAGACTTCAATCAGGTGGAACGTCTCTTCTTGCAGGCTGAGAAAGATGGAGCACCACTCGGTGATCTCCAAAACCTCTGTGGGTGGTTCCTTCAGCGCGTAGCAGGCACGTTGGGTAAGGTCTATCAATCCCGCCTTGTCGTCCCCAATGATAGGGGTTTGCAAAAGAAGAAGGCGCTCCATTCGTTCTATCCGACGTTCAAGGGCCTCTCGTCGAATTCGTTCGGCGAGAAGTTCCCTTTGCAGGCCAGCGACCGTTGTGGGGTGCAGCCGGGCCTCGTGAAAAGCCTGCACTTCATCGGCGGATAACTTCGCTCGCATGCCCGTTCCAGAACGTCGTCGTAGTGTCCCTTCACGTAGCCAGCGATAGACTAAGCGACGTGAGACGCCCAGAACGACGGCGGCTTCTTCAACGAAGATGAGCGCTTCGTTTCTTCCTATGTTTTCTGCGACCATGTTACTTCTAGGTATAAACCATGAGCCAATACGACCTCCCTCCGCAGACGCTCCTACAACAATCCTCCGCGCGAAGCGTGAGCGGAGAAGAACTCGAAACGTTCGGAAAGCATGCCTCGAATCTGTACTCCTCGGGGGTTTGCAGCACACTCAGTGAAGCGGTGGTTCAGACCATCAAGACCGCGGGCCTTTCTCCAGAACAGGTGAAGCGGGTTGTGGAATTCGCAAACACGGACGCCTTCCTCACGGAGTTCAAAAAAGAGGGCGAGGCAAATAAGTATGTGGTCTTCGAGGGCGGGCCCGCGGAGTACAACACGGTTCTTCAAGACCTCAATGATGGCGGTGGGGGAACCGTATTTGACCGCGGAAACCTTGACTACTCGCACACGCCGAACGTCAAAACGGCTTCTCGGGGTGGTATGGCCAAGACTGCCTCTGCACAAAGTCGTTCGGACGACGTACTCGCGGAGGCGTTCGCGGTGGACAAACAAGCGGCACCTATTCCGTTTGCACACCCCATGAGCGACGTGCACGAGATGCGCGACAAGTTGGCAACAGCCCGGGACAACATCACATCACAAATCGGTGAGCTGGAAGTGGATCTTCTTTCAATTTCAGAGGAGATGTACAACAGCGTCAAGCAGGCGTCGCTTTCGGGTGTGTCCCTCGGAGAGATCGTGCAGGCTTGGCAGTTGACAAAGGCGACAGACCCGGAAATGGTAAAGGCTGCTTTCGCGTACATGGGTCCACGACTTCAACAGGAAGTCTTTTCCTCGTGGGACAAACTCGGCGCCTCCTTTGAAAAGACTGCAAGTCGAAACGTCGTCGTCAACGACAAGCACCCACTGGTTGTGACCTTCGATGCCTACCAGGAAACGCTGACGAAGATTGCGCATCTTCGTGCCGCACAACAAGAGATTTTGGAAGGCATCGAGCAGCTCGTTCACTTTGAGCGTTCGGTCAATCAACACTATGGTGAGGTGGTGCGATGAATCCAATCGATGAATACTTTATGGCCAAGACCGCGGACTGGAAGGACGCCCTTCAACACGGAGCCATCAGCGTGGGCGCGGGTTTGGCCCTCGCAGGCGCTCCCGTCATTGCAAGCCACTTGTACAACAGCGCGATGAAGAACTCTCGGTACAACGCTATGCTCGAAAACAGCTCAGACGATGTCCGCCAGTTTCACGAGCAGAACCCAAAGAAGGCGAAGATGATGTTCGACTCTCTTCACCGAATGTCTCCCGAGTTCGCGGCCGACCCACTTGTGGCCAGTGCGTACATGCACCAAATGGTGGGCAACCCCGAAGGTGCGGGAAAGCATGTCGTGGAAGCCCGTCGAGAAAGCATGAAGCAGCCCGATCAGGGCGTGCTCTCCCGTGCAATGCAATCAATGGCACCGAGTGTCGGCAAAGACCTCGCTTCAAACGCGCTCAAACCGTCCGATCCATATTCAGGTCTGGCTCAGACTGTTCATGGCCTTGAGCTGGAGAAGAAGTTAGACGAACTCGCCCCCCAATGGCAGAAACACAGCCCGTAAAGCATCATGCTCAAAGTCAGTACCTTTCTCAATCGAAACGAGCTTGGGTACACCGCGATCCCTCTCTTTGGCTCCAAGAAAACGGACCGTGAGTTTGAGAAGACGGCGGGTGCTGGGCTTCTCCCCGCGGTTTCCAACTATATCTCGAGCCTTCGTCGACGTCAGGGCTCGCAATACGTTCTCGTAAATGCTTTGGGTGCCGGAGAGTATTACGGTTCGAATATAAACGGCGATCATTTTCCCGAAGAGGGGTTGATTCACTGCCCGCCGGGATGGACGGACAATCCGATTGTAGATCGACCTCTTTCGGCTAATTGGCCCTACGGGTTTCCGTCTTTCTATAGCGCACACCCGTTCGCCCACCATAAGAACAAGGATCCAAGTCGGGCCTACGGCGAAGTGGAGCTCGCCATCTGGAACGACCAGATGAAGCGGGTCGAATTGGTCGTGCGCGTTGACTACGACAAGTGTCTCGAGTTCGGGGGTACGCCCGTCTGGGATAAGTTGACGGCTGGAATGTTTCCAGATGTTTCAATGGGTTCCCGCGTCCCCTTTGATACCAGCTCCATTACGCTCGACTGGGACAAGTACAACAAGGCAAAGGCGACGTATGACTCAAAGAGGCACGCGTCTCCAGGACAGGCCATCCTTGAATACCATAAGAAGGATCCCATTACGGGACTGTCTATCACGCGCGATGACTACGATGAGTACTGTCTGAAGTACATGAACCGAATTCTTCCCGACGGAAGAAAGGTGTTTGTGTACAACGACTACCCGCGATTCTTCGACATCAGCTTCGTCTTCATCGGAGCCGACCGAACGGCGAAGGTACTGGTGCACATCTCGAAGAATGAACCAGTGGGTCCGGAGAAGACTGCGTCTGTGCAAGTCGCTGTTTCGACAGCTCCTTGGTGGGAAGGAATCCAGAAGACGGCGTCCATTTCAGATGACATTCTGAAGACGGCCTTCCTCGGAAAAGATGCGAAGGACAAGAGCGCGGAAATAGACAAGGAAGTCAGTTCGATTCCCGATGCTGCCAAGGCCATTCCGCTGATGACGAAGAACGAGCCAGACCTATCAAGCGACATGCTCCATGCACTGTCCTCCGTCCCTTTGTCCAATGCCCTCAGTACAACAAGCGGTCTGGGGATGGTTCTTCGTCCCCGAGAGTTCCAACGAATCATTCTGATTCGGGGTGGGCAGGCGCCTTTGGCGGACGCACTTGAGGACAAGAACATCACATTCCCGCAGGTTGAAGAATCCACACCTTGTGACATGGGCTTCACCTCTTTTCTTCCCGCACTTGCACGTATGTTGATGCCGCTGTTTCAAGAACGGACTGCATTGGCTCCGGCAATTGAACGGCGCGTGACAATTATCAGTTCTGATTCTGGAGATGTAGACCCGAAGGGTTCTTCCCATTCCTCGGAACTACTCCGTAAGATTGGTGCTGCGTACAACGGCTATCGAGAACAGCTCTTAGATATGGCCCCCTATAGTCAAGTACTGATTCAGAAGGTTGCCACCTCCAAAGACTTTGATCTTCAGAAGGTTGCATCCGCCTCTCCCTCCGAAGTATTTACTTCACTGTCCTACTGCTATCTGCGTGATGCTTTCAAAAACGAGGTTTGTGGATGTATCGTGTAGACTGCTACAACCTACTCAAAGGCGAAGAGCCAGCGTGGAGAGGGGCGAACCCCTTCGAGGAACACGTGAACTGACCGAACACTCACATGGAGAACAAATAAATGTCAGGAATGAATCCCACGCTTGCTGCGATGTACAACACTCACGGTTTTGGCGATCAAGTGCAAAAAGAACAAACCAAAATCGCTCACCTTGAACTGTTCGCGAAGGTTGCCAGCGACCAAGGCATCGACTTGACGGCCCTGACTGCACGACAGCGCGCAGAACTTTGGACCACATGGAATGCCAAACTCGCGGAAGAGGGCGGAGCCGCCGAAGAAGAGGCCGAAGGCGAAGAAGAAGAAGCCGAAGGCGAAAAGAAAAAGGTCGAGGGCGAGGAAGAGGAGGCCGAGGGCGAGGAAAAGAAAGAGGAGGCTGAGGAAAAGAAAGAGGCTCAGGCTCAATTCGCCGCGATGCACCAATGGCAACAGAAGGTTGCGGAAGCCGACTACCTCGGTCGCGTGATGGCACACTCCTTCACCGATGAACGCACCAAGATTGCCGCGGAAGTGGCTGCACCGAAGAAGAAGGGCGTTCCTCCGGAGTTCGCCGCGAATGCGAAGCCTGCCGCCAAGAAGGAAGCCTCCGCGTTCGACGTTCAAGCCGCGCGCAATGCTGTCAAGCTTGCAAGCCAAGCCGGCATTCAGGTGCCGGAAGTCACGCAACGACTGAATGCGATTCTCACGCTCGGCGTCCCCGATATGAACAAGACGGCCTCTGTGGTGGGCACCGGCGACTACGAACGTGCACTCAATATCCGCTCGCTGGAACTGCTCGAAGCCGCCAAGTATCCCGTTGATTGGTCAAAGGTCTAGGGAGTCATGAACACGAGCTGGCGTGCGAAGTTTGCAGATGCAGTTGGGTCGGGTACTCCTGATCCGAGTACTGCGACTGCACGCCAGGCTCCTGTTCCCCAACCCGCGATTGAAAACAAGCCGGCTCCAGGTCAAAAAGGCCCTTCTGGACTCGGTGGACGAACAACCTACTCGCGCGTGAATACGGGACTACCTATCACCCCGGATGCGGGTGCCACCGAGCAGAAGTCCCAGTCCCCCAGGGGCCTTGAGTTTTTACCAAAGACAGCTTCACAGGAGAGTGCAATGAATACAATGACGGGACGACCCCCGCTGCACGAGTTGATCAAATCCGCAATGGCGGGCTCGGCATCTCGGGTAGATATCAGCTATGAAGCCGCAAGGCAGATTGCCAATGCAGGGGGTACGCCCCCGGCGCAGGTGAAGACGGCAAGTGCGAAGCCCGCACCGGCCCCCTCTTCGATTCCCACCGCGGTGACGACCAAGCTGGCGAACGCCTTGGATTACCTAGCACGTCAGGTGAATCCCAAACTTGCGGCGATTGAGCTGGATTCTGCGACGACAGCGGGTGTGGGTCCGGGCGAGGGCCCGGGTTCACTGGAATTGAACACCCCTCCCTCCGGTGAGAACCCCGCGGACACCAACATGGGTGAGGCCAACGAGGCCCCTCCGATGTCGCCGGCACAGCAAAAAGACCCCACGCGTCCCTCCGACCCCGGTACAGGGATGGAGACGAATGACCATATGGAGCACGGCGAGCAACCGACCGAGCCCATTCCGAATGAGAAGACGACGCTCACGACCGCGGAACAAAAGCTGTCATCGGCGCACGCAAACAACCTCATTGCTCTCGGCCTCGCCAAAGTGGCCTTCGATGCGAAGGGGCGGCCGCAGCTTGTGAAGGTTGGCGGTACGGGCATGGCAGTGCTAAAGGGTCTCGGCGGTGCGGCGGCAGGCGGGCTAATTGGACGTGCTATTGCTGGCCCAGAAGGTGGTCGTATTGGTGCAGCGGCAGGCGGTACGATGGGCGCCATTCATGGATACACGGGCAAGACTATTGGCCAGCATGCACAAAGCCTCATGCCACAGAAAGCTGCTGTGGCCCCCGCTACCGGTTACGATGCGGCTCGACACGCCATGATTACGGGAGCTCCTCTTCCCAAGATGGCGGCTGCGATGGCGAAGGCGGCGGCCAAGACGAAGAAAGCCGCGGACCCACGCCCTCTGCACGAAGTTGAACCGGAACTCGATACCGCCTACAATGAACTCAATCGCGCCAATACGCCCGTCAATCGCGGCTCCACTATTGGTACTACACTGGGTGCAATTGGTGGCGGTGTTGGTGGGCACGCGCTCGGTGAACTCATCGGACATCCAGGCCTGGGTACTGCTGCTGGCGCAATTGGTGGCGGGTACCTGGGGCACATTACGGGAAAGTCCATCGGCGAGCAATTTGGTGACAAGGACCAACGAGCGGCGGCGCTTGCAAAGTCTGATGCACTCGAACAAGAACGGGCTAAGCGTATTGCGCTCCTGGGTCACCAGAATGCCGTTCACAATGCGGAACTCGGGGGCGGCGGCGATGAATTAGAATTCAAGACAGCGGCTGCACGCATGGCAAAGGCAGCCAAGGCGGGTAAGACCGCTTCTGTCTACGAGCGAAATCTTGCCGCTCTCGGTTTGAAGAAGACGGCAGAAGACGCGATCTTCCCCGCGCAAATCAGTGCGGGCACTATCAAGGACATCGGTCCCAATCCACCCGACGGTGCATCGGAAAGCGGCGAAGAGCAGCCACCGGAGCCGAGCGATGTGGATTCGCAAAAGCGCATGCTTGAGTCTTCGCAGGCCGCTATCAACTACACACGTCGTGAAGCAAAGGCCGACCCCAAGAAAGACCTGGGTGCCGTTGTGAACGAGCCGGCATTGTCGGCGAGCAAAGACGATGTTCTTCAACGCGTTTTCGAACACACCAACGAAGCCGGCGCCAAGATTGCGAGTGCACAGAGTGCACAACTTGTGCAGATAGCAGCGGCCCGTGCGGTGATGGAGAAGGTCGCACAACAGTTTGGTCAGAAACCTGCACCGAAGACAGCGGCTGCAAGTAAGCCGGCTGCAAAGCCGAAGAAGACCAAGACGTCAATGATGCCAGGCATGGCCCCGAACAACCCACAAGCTGCTTCGGGCTTCAACGCACGAAGGATGTAGGAGAGCACGATGGCAACAGCAGCTAAGGCAAAGAATGTATTCGACAACGTGAAGGTCGCGCAAGTGCTCCGCGATGGGGCCATTGCGCTTCATCGAACAACCGTGGAACGCGATGCGCTGGCAGCAGACAATGCGAAGTTGGCTGCCGACAACAATACTCTTCGTCTCCGTATGGAGGCGGAGAAGGTGGCGATGGACATGCACGATAAGGGCATGCACACCGACGTCCCCTTCGAGGCGCTCGTTGAGCATCTCGAAAAGCGAGCGCATGTAGACCCGCAGGGGTTTGCGGTACTTCGTGAGGCAGTCAATCTCACAGGACCAGACATGATGAAGGCCGCCTCGGTCGCCACCAATGTCAATGCGTCTGGCACCTCCACGGACTTCGAGAGGTACATTCTCGGAGATATCGAATAACCCACGGTAAGATTCAACCTCAGTTCATAGGAGTTCAATACAATGGCTACTTTTGGTACGCAAAACGAAAACTTCCGGCCGGTCACGGACGTTATCCCTCTCGTTCGTCGTGACTTCCCGCTCACGGATCCCACCCTTGCGGATCCGAGGAATCCACTGTCTTATCTCGATGGAGAGTGGATGACTCTCGATTCGACCGGCAAGTTGGTTCGCTCCGCGAACATTGCTGCCGTCGGCAATTCTGCAGGCGCCATCCTTTCCTGGCCGGTGTGGGCGGAAAACGGCCGCACGGATATCCAAGCGATGGCGGACCGCAAACCCCCCATCATTTGGTTGAATCAGTGGGAATGTGAAACGCTCATCTACGATGCGTCCGCCGTCGTCGGTAGTGGCCTTGCCATCACCACGCGCTTCCAAAAGGTCAAAGTCGCCAGCATTCAAACGAACGGCGTCTACGGCCCCCGTGTTCTCAGTGGATTGGTTGGTTGGGGTGGCGCAAGCGACACCGATCAATTCGTCGGCTACGTTACACGCCTTCCTGCTGAGAACAGTGGGTGGCTTCGCATCAAGGGCGGCGTTTTTTACTAAGCTGTGCAAACCAGCTTACTGGATTAGAAGGAGTACAAAAACATGGCATCGGCTCGCACAGTCAACGATATGTTCAACACGAAGCTCGGGGAACCGGGCGGCAAAGAGAAGCTCGCGCAATTCGGCGGCTCCTACATCCGAGACCGCCTCCGCGAAGTCTCGTTCGTTCGCAAAGTCATCCCCCCGGAGCAAGTCACGCGTACGGACTGCCAACGCTCCACCAAGCACGACACCCTCGTGAAGATCGTGGACGTCGAACCGAAGTCTCGCGCGATGGCGATCTCGTTCCGTGGTCAACCCACGGCGAGGTTCATCCGCGGCGAGAAGGCGGAAGTTGCGTTCTTCACCATCTCCTCGGAAGTCTTTCAAAAGACAGAGCAAGAACTCCTTGCCTACGAAATGCCCATCACGAAGGTCATCGAAGAGAACTCCGTGAAGGACATCCAAGAAATCGAAGACCGAGAGTTCGTCATCCATGTCGAATCCGCAGTCCAAGCCCTCCAGCAAGAAGCGAACGGTGGTGTCATCACCACGCTCAATGCTTCTTCGCTCGCCGGCGCCAACCCACCCGTGGAGTTCTCCGTTCGCAAAGGTGAGCTGGCTCGCGTGGCCCCCACCAATAGTGCAGTGGTTCTCCCCATTCAGCGCAAAGACCTCGTGGAAGGCTTCAAGCTGATTGATGGCAATCGTCTTCGTTGCGAGCGCTTCCTCCTCACCGAGGTGGACTTCGATGACGTGTTGTCGTGGACTGTGGAAGACAACGGTGACCGTATCCAATCGGAAACTACTGTTGACGGCTACAAGTACAACCTCCTGATTGGACGACCGTACATTCGCACCGTCAAGACGGACATCCTTCGTCGCGGCAACGTGTACTTCTTCACGGCTCCCGAATTCTTCGGCAAGTTCTACGTCTTGAACCAGACCAAGTTCTATATCGACAAGATTGCGAACATGATCACGTTCCAGGCCTGGGAAGACATCGCCATGGCGGTTATCAACATCGCTTCGTGCCGCAAGATGGAGCTCTACTCGGCGGACGCAAGCCCGAACAACGCAGACGCGCTGCTTTCGAGTTTCATCCCGGTGGCCGAAGACCAACTTGGCGCGATCAACAACCGCGTCGGTATGGGCTTGAAGTTCCCACAGGTGAACGCCTCGTAGTCCATACCTGCAGGAACTCTCCTGCAGTATTGGCCCGTGACGAGGGCACCGGCGCCGGACGTCGGTGCCCTTTTCTACTTTGGAGTAAGCTATGACCATGCAAGAAGCTACGTTCTACATTCATAACACCACACGCGACGTCAAAACACGCCCCCTTCGTCGACTCCTTCACGGACCGGAATCCAGTACGAAGAACATCTTCATCTCGGGCGTTCTTCGTGTTGTTCGGGGGAGGCCGATGCCGGTCAAAGCAGGCTTCATTCGCACGCATCGAGCCGAATTGGCGGACAAGGAAGCGAAGGGGCTCATTGCCGTCTATACCTCGAACAGTCAACGTGTGAATCTCGATACGCTTGAAGTGCTAGCCAATTCTTCACCGCCTCCGGAACCGGAGGCAGAGGATGTGGTAGCGGAAGATACGCCCATTCTTGTGGATGCTCCTGTTGCAGAAGAAGCCCCCGCACCCGTTGATGCGCCGGTGCCCTCCGAGGAAGTCCAGACGTCTGTGGAGGTTCCCTTCTCACATGCAGAAGCGCCGACAGAGGAACAAGAGGTGGCGTACAGCTCCTCGAGGCGTCGTAGGAATCGCTAATGGAGCGGCTACAGAGCGTCCAAACACAGAACCCCGTGATGCAGGCATTCGTGCAGACGATTCGCCTGTTCATGCGTGACCATCCGGAACTGAATCGAATCGTCAAAGGCGAGGAATCCAGCGACCGTATGATCCTGTGGGCTATCGTGGACGCCATGTCCGACTTCAATGGAACCCCTCCACTAATTGGGACTGCCAGGCTCGAAGACCTGCTGATGCTCAATCAGCAAAAGCTGCTTACGCGCATGGTGGTGTGCTCACTCCTCGAGTCCGTCGGACTTCTTCAAACTCGAAACCATATCAATTATTCCAACGGCGGCATCAATGTCGGCGTCAACGACAAAACGCCGCTCATTATGAACTGGCTCCAGTACTTCAAAGCCGACATCGAGCAGATGAAACTTCGTGTGAAAACGTCGATGAACATCAATCAGATTCTGGGTGTCAATAACCACGGTCTGAGTAGTGAGCTGTCTGCCATAAACTGCTCGTATCTCAGTTACTAGTCTCAGGAGTTCTCCATGTTGCAGATGCAATCGTTCGACACAATTGAAGACGTGAACTTCTTTCTTCAAGGAGGTGTCAACGGAGGCCCGTTGACACTCCAACAAGGGGGTACCGTTCCTGGATTGAACGGGCTGCAGTTGATATTCACAGCACCAGCAGCTGTCGTCACCTTCGTAGACAACACCGGTGTCGGGTTATCTGCAGCACAGATTGCGGCGCAGATCGTTGCAGTGAATGCCGCCATTCGTCCGTCGTTTCGGAACAATGTTTGGCGCTTCTCTGCTCCGTCTTCCAGTGCAGGCGTTAAGATATCGAAGACGGGAACCGCAAACGCTGTCTTTGGGTTTAGCGATTCCCTCGATACTGTGGGAACATTCTTCAACAGCCTTGTCGGCGCGGTCCCGCGCCTGGTCGAAGTAGGCAGCAAAGCACGCTTGGACGGCTACTTTGTTGTGGTGGAGGTCTAATCGTGAACAGCTTTGAAAAAGCCCTACTTGGTGACATGGAAATCCCGTTGGCGGATGCCAGCGCCTTCTTCGTCAATGCTCGTCGCCCACAGATTGTGAAGGTGGCGCAGATGATGGCGAAGACTGCGGGTTGGCAAGACCCACCCGATGAAACCGGTGTCTTCGAGGGACAGTTTGAAGTCCCGGTGGAGTTCGCCGTGCAGCTTATGGGCAACTGTGCGATGAAGCTTCTGCGCCTTATCAACGCAGGTTTTATCTACGTCAAGAGTGTGCGCGGCCCTTTCGCTGGAGGGGTAAAGCGCGCGATTGACAGTGGAGAATGGGATCATCGTCGCGCCTTTGAGTACCTTGTAGAGCGCATGACCGTGCTCCTCGGCGCCCCGCATATTCCAGAAGTGGATATGCCGCCTCCAAGTACGGAGCCGATTGCTGTCGCACAGCGGATGATTCGCGCTGAACAAGAAATGATCAACAGCTACCATGAGTTGCTCAACGTACTTGGGCAGAACCCGATGAAGGAGAAGGTCAAGTGCTTTATGGGCCAGTGCCAGGAGCACCTCGATAGCTACTGGATGGCGATGCCGCCCGATGCCGGCAACAAGCCGATGACACCGAGGCCGCCGGACATGCTTGCCAAGCACGAAGAGCATGAGACGCCGGAGCAGGAAGCGATCGAGAGCCCCGAGTTTGAAGCCGCCGAACAACAAGCCGGCGTAGAACCCCCCGAACACCATGAAGGCGGTGGAATGGTAGCGCAAGCCGCCCACGGCTTTCGCAAAACAGCGGATATCGGACTGGCGAATGTGCTGACGGGAACAGCGATGGGAACTATCCCCGCCACAGCGAGTTCCGCCATCACAGGCGCGTTGATGGACCCTGCGCAGCGCCTCAATTCCAGCTTCATGTCTGGAGCAGGCGCCTTTGCCGGCGGTGCTCTTGGCGGCGCCGTGGGTGGCGCACTCGGTACCGGTGCCGCGTATTTGTCAAAGGATCCCGAGACACAGAACGCACTCCAGCAGATGGGCGCCTTTGGTGGCAGTTTACTGGGGTCACATCTGGGTTCCTCAGTAGCTACACGGGCGCGAACAGAGGCTCTTGCGGCGCAGAACGAAGACTTGCGCCGGTTGGCCCTGCAGCAGGCCGCTTACGGTGGCGGAGGAATGATTTCACAGGCATCCGCAGGTCAGACGAAGACAGCAGCCGCTCGATATCTCGCGAAGGTTGCCAAGGAGATGCTTTCCGACAACGAGCTCAAAGAGACGGGTCGGCAACGGGCGGTCGCCAATATTTCTGCCGAACATCATCGAGAATCCGCCCGCCGCGGAGAGCGTATGGGCAAAGTGCTCGGCGCACTGGGGGGTGCGGCGGCCGGTGGCATCGCGGGACACAAACTAAGCAAGGGTGGTGTGCTGGGTACCTTGGGCGGCGCCGCTCTTGGTGCACATCTCGGGCACCACGCCGGTGGCGAACTCGGGACAGAAGCCGACATCGCTCGCCACAAACCGAAGAAAGAAAGCGCTATCGATAAGATGGCGGCTCGTATGGCTCGTTGGGCCGTCAAACTTGCCGACGATGCTGCGGCCGGTGCGCCCGAGCAAGAAGCGCCGATGGCGTCACCGACAGACAACCAGGAACTCGAGCCTACGAACTACATGCACGCCGAACAACTGGGTCGTCAGATGCAAAGCCAGAATGAGGCGTCGTACTATCGAAAGCAAGTGCAACAGGCGCAGATGGAGGCGCAGCAACAAGTGCAGGCCGCACAGGCGCAAGTTGAGCAGATTCAACAACAAGCGGCCCAAGCAATGCAGGACGCGCAGACCGCGGACACTAAGGTGAAGTCGGCCCTTGACCAGGCCTTGCAGGCGAAGGACGACGCTCTCAAGCAAACCGAGACGGCCGCACAACTCCGTATTGCGCAACAAGACTTGCGCATGAAGCTGATGGAGCTCGCCTCCCAAGACCCGAACATGAATGCAGCGATGGACCTGTCGGCGACTACGGGCGGCGCCTCGGAGCAGGAAGCGGCAGCTGCAGCACCTCCAGAGGGTACGCAGGGACCGGCGGAGGGTGTCCCGCCCGATGCAGGACTTGCTGGCGGGCCGCCGAATCCGACAGCGGCGGGTGAGGGTGGCGGTGGGCCTCCGGGCGGACCCGCAGGTGCGTCTCCCGACCAACAAACAGCGCCTGGTGCGGCGCCCCCTGCAGGTTCGCCTGATATGAATGCCAATGCCGGTGGTCCTCCAGGGCCGGACCCCAGTATGGCGCAATCGTTGCCCCAAATGGCGAACAAGACGAGCGCAGCTCGCCGCCGACTCTATCGAAAGTAAGGAGAGGACTATGCTCGACGCATTTACCCACGTTTTGATCAAGCAGGCTTCGAACAAAGAAGCAGAAGACCGTCTTACGGAGACAATGCTCACGCTTCCATTGGAGGACATTCAGAAGATTGCTTCAATGAACGGCAACATCAAGCAAGCCTTCGGGTGTGATGGTGATGACAAGCAGTCTTGGCTTGAGGGTTACGAAGACACTCCGCTGTACGACAAAGCGATGGGCCTCGAAGAGGCTCTCCTCGGCATCGAAGCAAAGCGTATCGAGAAGCGAATGAATCGTCCGCCCTCCGAGTCCGAGGAAGACTTGTACTCGCAGGTGGACATGATCCGCTTGAAGAAGCGACAGCTCGATCTTGAGCTTTCAAAGTATCGTCATGCCGAAGAAACGGGTGAGGAAGGCGAAGAAGAGACCGAGGAGGGTGTCGAAGAGGCTCCGCCCGGTCCACCTCCTCCGGTAGGAGCACCGCCTGCACCCGATGCGGAAAAGCAGGCGCAGGACCACTTCACACAGTGGTTGCTTCAAGATTCTATGCCCAAGGAGGCTTGGATTGGTGCCGCTCTCAATGCTGCAAAGGGGCTCGTTGTTCCTGCCGCCAAGGCACTTGGTGGTGCGGCTGTCTCGTCTCTCGCGGGCAGTGCGGTGAACAAGGCAATGACCCCCGCACCTGCGCAACAGCCAAAACTGGCGGGTATCGGCAGTATGTTGGCGGGCGCCGCGAAGGGATTAGGGGGTTCGGTTGCCAAGGCCGCTCCAGGCCTAGCCTCTGGCGCGAAGAACATGGCAACTGCTGCCGCTCCAAAGTTGCAGGGCGCACTTAGTGGGGCAAAGAGTTGGGGAGCAAAGATGATGGCCGCACCCGAGACTCCTGGGCATCTTGTGGGAGCCGCGGTCACCGGCTCGGGTCTCGTCGGCTCGGGTCTCCAGATGCGACAGCAAGCAAAGATACAACGACAACAATCCGACCGTGACTTTCAGCAACAGCAGCAGCTCATTCAGATGCAGCAGGGTGGACAGCCGCAGGGAATGACGGCGCAGGCGTCTGCAGGAATGCCGAAGCAGGCGGAGTACTTCGACTTCGCGGGGCGCGCGATGGCGCATGCAATGGCAAAGACAGCAGAAGAGGCTTCGCCGGAGGATGATTCAGCCCGATGGAATGCTTATCACCTGGGTGTGGGGATCCCTGGTCTTCAATCTGCTACAATGGCTGCACGACATGGCTTCAATGAGAATCGCTCGGTTGCTGGCGCCTTGAAGGGGAGTCTTTTGGGTGCGGGTGTTGGCGCGCTCGGAGGCGCGGGCTTGGGTGCATTAGTCAACCCGTCGGATCGTTTGGGTGGCGCAGTGATGGGCGGTGCCTCGGGTGCGATGCTCGGCGGGCCTACTGGAGGTATTATAGGGGATGTGTGGAATAGGGCTCACGCGCATAAAAAGGGCATAGAGGCGGCAGAGCCCATTCTATCCCCGTTACGCGAGCATGCAGATATTTATGGTGATCCTGTCCATGACTACCAAATGGGTTACAGTGCACGGAGCATGCCTGATGCAGGAAAGACAGCCGCTGTTGCAATGGCGAAAGCCGCTGCGGAACTGACCGAGGCGGCACGGGACAAGATCAAGCCCAAGAACTTTGCGGTGCCTGCAAAGAAAAGTGACACCGGCGAACCCAAGTATCCTGTCGAGGATAAGAGGCATGCCGCGAATGCACTTACACGCGTGCGTCAGTTCGGTTCGCCGGCGGAGAAGTCCTCGGTGTACAAGGCTGTCGCCAAGAAGTACCCGGAGATGGCCGCCGAATCCAGCATCCCCGCCGTTGCCAAAAAGGCCGACAAATCCAAAGAAAGTTGTGGGATGTAAGTGCCCGGCGTAGAGGTTCGAAGGGCACGTATCCTCTCACTGTCTCTTGACTACAATCAAGTCACCTGGGACATTGGAGATACCTCGGAGGACGTCTTGGACTACACCTTTCAGGTGTTACGTTCTGAGGCGCCCTCTGGGCCTTTTGAGCCCATATCAAAGGAGCTCGAAGACACCTTCTTGTTCATTGACAATCTGGTGAAGGTCGGAAACATCTACCGGCAGTACCACTACAAGATCCAGATTCGGAACAAGCAAACCGGCGACATCAAGCTCTATGGTCCGTATCAGAAAGCGCCGGAGCCCACACTTATCGCAGAAGAACTACGTACGCACCTCAATATCTTGATGCACGAATACATCGGACGAAGGTGCTGGCTGCTTCCGATTCGTACGTTCGGACAACGGTGCGCGGATTGCTGGAACCCCCGGCTTCAGAAGCGTCGATTTAGTGGGTGTCGAACCTGCTATGACACAGGATTTGTGCGCGGATACTACAAGCCTATTGAGATTTGGGCGAGTATTGATCCTACCGTGGCCGCCGAACAGCCCTCCAATTTCGGGCGCCTTCAGCAGCAATCAACGACGGGACGTATGTCGTTCTACCCGCCGGTGAAGAAGGATGATGTTCTTATCGAGGCAGAGAATATCCGTTGGACGGTGCGCACGGTTTCCACTACACAGGAACAACGAACGGTGGTCACGCAGGAACTTCAGTTGAATCGAATCGAGTCCAGCGACATCGAGTTTCTGGTTCCTATTGACTTAGGTGTCCCAATGGAGGACATCACGTACACGCCGTCGAGGAACTACACTAACCCAACGACGTTGGACAACAAGGTGCCCGACGAACTAGACTATCCGGGTATCTTCCTGCTCTACCCGCCACCCACGTACAGGTGATGTATGGATCCCGTAGTTTGTGCCGCTTTCGTCGACGAGTTGATAAAGATAGCCAGCGATGTCGACCAAGCCACGGATGCTGCTTCGGCGGTGAGACCGGATGAAGAGACGCCTCCAAGCCGCCGGCAGCATCCTGGATGGGACATTGCTCGCGGCATCGGAGGCTTTGCGCTGGGAGCGGGCGTCGGCATGGGTGGCGCACATCTCTTGAATCAGGGCGTGAAGGCAGTGACAGGAAATGGCATCCCTCCTGGTGTACTTCAATATGCAGCCCCCGCAGCAACAATGGCATCGGGTTTGGGTTTCGCATACCTTCAGCACAAGATGTTGAAGCGAATGCAGGACGCGCATGCAGAGCGAGAGGCGCGAAAAAACGGCGATGTAGGAGGTATCCCTGATGACCGATTCAGCAAAGATACCGGGTTTTGATTTCGCGAGTAACTTCCCCGGAAGTTTCAAGTACACGCCGCTCGAAGCCCTAAGAAACCTGTTCGTCGGTTTTCTTCAGGGGTTGTTCAATGCCGCACCTCCTCGAAGCTATCACTGGGATGAAGATCCGCAATCCACAGAGATTGTTATCCAGGATGAAGCACCGACGCAGGAAGAAGTGATGATGAAGCGACCCATCATCACTATTACCCGTGGACCGATTCAGTTCTACTCGTTTGGGATGGACGATCTTCAGGCTTACGATGCAGCAACAGCACGAAAGACCAAGAGCATTACGGTGCCGGGCACGATGTCTATCAATTGCTGCTCACGTGCATCCCTCGAAGCCGAGAATCTTGCGTGGGTAGTCGCCGAACACGTGTGGCTTCTTCGTGACTTGCTTATTCGAGCAGGAATGTTTGATACCGGCCGGCAAATCACCATCGGCTCTCCGTCCCCTGCAGGCTCCATCATTCCAGATGACAGTGGAAATAAGTGGTATGCAGTGGTTGTAAGCGCACCCTTTCAGTTCATACGAACAAGCGCGTTCACTCCACTTGGGCATCGCATTGTGCAGAACATCGAGATGCAGTTTCGACACAAGGCCTCGATGCACGTGCCTGTGGGGCCTCCCACAATCGGGCCGGACCAACTAAGTGTGGAGAAGCAACCCGTCTCTCCGCTGATTCCCTCTCCCGATGTTCATGGGGGAACGGCTACATTCTCAACGCCTCCCACGTTTCTTTCGAAACAAAGGCACCCTCTCGACCCAAGTCGTGAAGTCAATGTTCGTGTAGTACGCCCATATCGTCCGGGACTTCGCTCAGACAATATGGCTCCACGAGGGCCGATTCCCATACCCTGGCCCCGCGTGGAAGAATCCAATAGGTAATCACAACACGGTATGAAAGGAGCGCGCTACATGGCGGCTGCATCTCTCCCGCGCCCCGGCGTTCAAGTTATCCAACAGTTCCGGGCAGTTACTCCCACAATCATAACACCCACGCTTGTTCCCCACATTCTTGGTGTGTGTAAGCAGATTGTGGACCTGTTGGTCACAACGAGTTCCGGCGGGCAAACCCTCAATCCAGACGCGCTGATTGATCTTCCTGCACTCATTCTTCCGCAAGCACCCACGGGTACTCCTGCGGTTTATACCGGATTGGATGGCATGGAGCTGGTACTCAGTATCAACAATGCTCCAGACGTCACAGTTGTGTTCTCCGATCCGTCTGCATCGGGGTTGTCTTCTTCTGGTGTTGTGGAACAAATCAACACATCGTTTACGCAACAAGGGGTGACGGCAGCAAGTGCTGTTCTTCTGAGCGCCACACAGTGGGAGATTGCAACGCTTGCTAAGGGCGAATTCCAGTCCATTTTGGTGGACACGGGAACGAGCCCTGAAATCGCTGCTGCCTTTGGGCTCGGTATTGGGCATACGTACACAGGGACGGAGTACTACGATCAGTTCACCACCGTCATCCCCGAAGTGGCGTACCCAGACCCACGCAGCAACCTTTCGGAGCTGGCTATTGAGCCAGACACCGTTCGTGCGTTCTTGGCTACTGGGAATGGCACGAACATCGTGGAAGCCTCGCGGACGCAATCCTTCCTCCAGAATGGGAAAGTTTCGACGGCGGCTTCTGTGGTGAGCACGACGGACCTCACGACCATCACGCCACTCTCCTCGCTCAACGGAAAGACCCTTGTGGTTAATGTGGATGGCGGTGTTGACCAAACCATCACATTTGCTGGAGTCGCCGCTATCTCCGACATCCTTACGCAAATCAATGCGGGCATCACGGGGCAGACTGCAACTGAGTCTGTTGTGGGCAATCATCTTGTTCTCACGGATAACAATACGGGCTCCACGGGCACACTGATTGTGCGTGCAACGAGCACAGTATTGTCCATCATTACGTTCGCTCCGCTCTCAAATACCGGCGTGAGCATCGCCGCTGTCGATGACGGCAACGGCGATGCCTTCACTCCCCTTCTGGAGTTCGCTGGTTACAACTTCACGGCGGCGGCAACGCATGCCACCATCACCGCATCTTCTGCGCCCACGCTCCCTCTTCCGGCAGATTCCACACTGGAAATCAGTGATGGCAATCAGCCACAGACCATCGTGTTCACGGGTTTGGAGACCAGCGTTGCTGGACCTGCACCCAGTCTGAAGAGCGCTATCGAGGCGGTGCTCGGTACAGCGGCGGGTGGAAATCTTGCGGTCACGGCAACGGGTGGCGCCCTGACGCTCACCAACACGGCCAACAAGGGTGCGGAATCCATTATCGCTATCATCGGAGGGACGGCCCTCGCAGAGATCGATCCTGGTGTCACACCCGCATTGGTGGCCGGCACCGAGGTCACGGGCAACCCCTACCAACCTGTGCCTGGAGATGAGCTGTGGATTGACGGCGTGCTGTATGCGCACGTCTACAAGGTGGCTCCCGGAGGAAACACTGCGCGTATCCGTATCGACCAGCAAGTTCCTATCTCTCCTAACGTAGGCACGTACTTTTTCATCGAAGCCAAGAACCTCACGGCGCCGGCTCCTGTGAACCGTCCGTCTCCCGATCTTCAAATCGATCTGTCGAACAATTTGACGATCAAGGCGAACATTCTGCGCGACTACACAGGCGCACCCATTTCGGTCAAGACAGCCATCTACGTGTCGTACCGTGCGGTCCGCGAGGACACAACGGCCATCGCCACGAATCCAGGTCTGCTTACGTTTGAAGACACAACCACGCTGGATACCTCGATTGGTCCCACTACGCCGGACAACCCCTTGGCGCTGGGTCTGTTCTTCGCCCTTATCAATGCGCCCGGTGTGCAGATTACGGGCCTTGGTATCGACGCCATCAGCGCCACAGAGCCCTTTGGAACCGTCGAAGCCTACACGCGTGCCGCCGAATTCCTGGAAGGGTACGAGGTCTACGCCATCGTGCCGCTCACGCACGATGAAAGCGTCGGTCAAATCTTCAACACGCACGTGCAATTCATGTCGGAGCCGCAGAACCGCGGCGAACGCATTGTCCTCTGGAACCCTCAGATGCCGACACGTGCCCTCGATGCACTTGTTGCCAGCGGGACGAATGGCGATGCACTTGGGACGGCCATCTTCGACACAAAGATTGCGAACCTCAGTGTCCTTCTACAGAACGAGGGCATCAGCACGACTGGGTCTATCCCCGCATCTGCAAATCTGTTCCTCGAGCTGGCTGTAAGCAATAACCTCTACTCCATCAAGAGTGTGGTGGGCTCGCAAATCACCGTGCGTACAACTGCAGCGGAGTTCCCGAACGGAACGAACAACGACGATTTCTACGCAGAGACCGTTCTTCCTACTCCATTGATTGGGGAAGTGTTCACACTTCGCATTCGCGGTGCTGCACTCGTGACTTCTATCGGTACGCCTGACAAGGATGCCATCGCGGACACCGTCAATGCGATGGGCGCATCCTTCGGGCAACGCCGCTTCTGGATGACCGTTCCTGACCGCTGCGCGGCGACCCTCAATGGCACCGAGCAAATCATTGACGGCTTCTACATGGCGGCAGCAACCGCCGGCGCCATCGCACAACAGCCGCCGCAACAGTCCTTCACTAACTTCCCCATCACGGGCTTCACCCGTGTGCTCGGAAGCAACGACACTTTCGGAGAAGCACAGCTTGATGTGATGGCCGGAGGCGGCGCCTACATCTTCATCCAGGACTCTGTGTCTGCGCCGGTTTACGCGCGCATGGCCTTGACCACAGACCTTACAAGCATCGAAACGCGCACGGATTCTGTGACGAAGGTGGTGGACTTCACTGCGAAGTTCATGCGCGCTGCGATCAAGAATTTCATTGGTCGCTTCAACATCACCCAGGGCTTTCTCGATTCACTCGGTACTACAATTCAAGGCCTCTTCGGATTCCTTGTGGAGTCTGGCGTGCTGATCGGCGGCTCGCTTGATAACATCATTCAAGACGAGAACAACCGGGATACTGTTCTGGTAGACACGACCCTTGATGTCCCGATTCCCTGCAATTACATCAAGTTGACCCTCGTAGTGTGATACAATAATACCTTCCGGGAGGGCATAACCTCCTTGGAGGTATCTACATGGCGAATG